GATTCTAATCTGCTGGCTGGTCGCTGTTGATCCTGAAGTCTGGACTGTAATGCCTAAGTCAGTAATAAAGCCGCCAAAGAGATTGACAAAATCGCCATTAGAGTCTTGGACTTCTATTGTTACTGCGTCATTTACTTCATATGGAACTGCAGCTTCAGCTGTCTCTATAAGACTTAAATTGCAGTAACCAGCAATCGGCTGCTGATAAATGTCGGTGCGACCCGAGGTGATAGTTAAGCCGCTAAGGGTTGCGCTAGTGACTGTAACGCCATCAACCTTAACTCTATAAACTGGATTCCAAAGAGTCATTCTGCTACTAGGCCGCCAAGAATAGCGCCCCCACCGCCGTTGCGAGCATTGCTATTGTTAAGTGCTAATACAACTGCTCTAGTAAATCCTTCTTCATCAATAGCGCTTGGGGCATTGACATTGATAATGAAATTGCCGCGTTCTTCGCCTCGTCTAGCAGCAGCTACATCAAAGCTAGAAGGGATGGCATTACCGCTTGGAACTATCGTTGATGGGGCAGTAACCAATGATGGTGACGAAACGGAAGGACTAACGACATTAGGTTTTGCAGGTGTGACTGGAGTAATTGTTACTGATGGCGTAGTTGTGACCTTTGGAGTTATAACGACACCAGATGGCAAAGACGCGGCTGCAACTGTGTTTGACGATTTTGTTCCTGCATCAAAATCTACCTTAGGTATTGTTTTGATATCAGGCCCAGATTTAATTAGATTTAATCCGCGAATAACGGCATTTATACCAGTTATTGCTGCGTTTATAATTGGCTCAAGAGCGTTTAAGGCAAAGGCTACTGCGCTGACAATCCCAGAAGCAACTTTGCCAATAATTTTAATAGTATCCGCAAAACCACCAGCCAAGAATGGAACTAAAGTATCTTTGGCAAAATTGTATAATCCCCTAAAAGTGTCCTCATTTTCTTTGACCGATTTAATAACTGGATCGATAGCATTTTTCTTGAAGCGCTCAAAAGCTGGGATGGCAGTATCTGTTATGAAAGTCAGCAGCTTTTCAATGATAGGCAATAAAGCTGTTCCGACACTTTCCTTCGCTTCATCAAATGTGACTTTTAATCTTGCAATTCTGCCCTCAAAAGTATTAGCTTGGACTGTAGCTGCGCCACCAAAGGTATCGGCTAATTGTTTAACTGTTCCTTCTAATCCTAGGGTTTTTATTTCGGCAGCAGATAAACCAACGCCTAAACGAGTAAGAGCGCCAGTATTGCCTTCATAAGCTTTACCTAAAGCATTCGATACTGCCTCAACACTTTTACCAGTAGCAGCTGAAATATCCAGTGCAAGGTTTAATAAATCTTGGGACTCGGTTACTGATCCTGTAGCAGTTGCTAGGCGCTGAAGCGCTGGACGCAATTGGTCATCAGCAACGCCAGTAGCCAAAGAAGTTTTGAGAATCTGCTCCTCTACGGCTGCAATCTGAGCCTCGGTCGCACCAGTTACATTCTGTAAGGCATTTGCTAAGCGCTTTTGGGCTGCCTCATCTTCAATAGCTGCCTTAACCCCATCAACGGCTAACTTTACCGCATAGGCAGCCGCTGCTGCCGCTGCTGCTGCGAAGGCGGCTGCTGCAACCTTGCCAAACTTCTCTAACTTACCGCCAAAGCCTTCGACTTCTTTCTCTCCAGCATTAAGATTCTTTTTTAGGTTATCAATGTCGGCAAGGATTGAAAGCTTAAGGGTTCTACTTCCAGCCATTACTTATCCCATTCCTTAACAATTGAAGCAAAAGATTCTTCCCATTTTTTTATTATCTCAGGTTGTATTCTTCTAAGGGTTGGCCAAATAAAAGTTCCAGTATTGCCCCTTTTACCAAATTTTGCGGTTCTAGGCAAAAATTGTTTCTGTCTTCTTGCGCCAAATTCGACACCAGCCAAAATGCCTTTTTGGCCGCGAGTATCTCCTTCGTTTAATTGTGTGGTAGCACCGCCACTAAATCTTTGACCTGCAAAGCCAAGACCAAATTCTCCAACAACTGAGCTTTTACTTATTCTAACTCCGTTTGCTATTCGCTGTGCTTGTTTTGGTCTTGGGTGACTAGCTGCTGCATTTTTAATTTCCTTAACGGCAAACTCAACTAAGCCATTAGAAGCTTTTCTAGCTTGCTCTTTGCCTTCATCGCCCATTTTCCTTATTACGGACGCTATTTTTTTAAGCTCACCTTTGTCATATTGAAAGACGCGTTGCTCATCAATGCTTGCCACCGCTACGCTCCTTTAAAATATCTATCGCCGTTAGAACTTGGTCAATGTCCGTCCAGTAAGTCATTGGAATCCCAGTTGCTATCGCTATCTCGACTATCAGTCGGTTGATGCTTCCAGGCTCGTAACTTTTGGGCTTTCATCTCCAATCGTCATTTCCTCAACTGTCAGCTCCCAAATCTCTTGAGACTTGGTTGGCTTCCCTGCTGCTTCGCGCTTATACGCAAAGTAGGCAAGGTCTAAGAAGTCCGCTTGCTGATAAGCCGTTATATCCTTCATCGAATAAATCGACTTACCAGTTTTGCGTTCCCACTTAGCCCATTCTGGCAAGCCAGCTTGGTAAGTAGCTGATTCGCCTGAACTGTATTTAATTGTGATTGAAATTTTCATAGCTCCCGATGCTCCGATCTCTCTTAACTAAAGGTCTCTGTTGGAGTTCCAATTACTGTCATCGTCCAAGTGTCGGTAAGTGCTCCAGGAGCAGCTCCACCAGCAGTTGGAAAGATTGGCAATACTGTGAAAGCAAATACTGCTCCAGTTACTGCTGTAAATGAAACGCTGAGTGCTGTGTTAGGTGCAGCTTCTGCATCTGTCCACATTGCTTCGAATAGAGAGCCTGTAGCTCCCCAATCCTGAAGTAACTCAATTGTGAAAGTCCATTGCTTATCTACGGACTTATAAGCGCGACCATCAAGGGTTTGATAGGTCTCGATAATTGTGTCGCAGCTTAGGACTGCGCTTGTTGCTTGAGCATCGTATGCGAATGTATCTAATGTAAAGGTCACATCGCGCCCAGTTACTACTGTTGTTGGCATTTGGGTCTCCTTATGTGGTTTGCTCGTAGCGGACGCTCAAGCGAATATCAGAAACGAGCAAGGTTGTCGTTCCCACTTCAGTTACCGAAGGTCTTTCGACTATTGATAACTCATACTTGGAAGCATTTAGTGCTCCAAGAATACTAATGACCATTTGCTCTAAGTTATCTAAAGCAGCGGCGTTGCTGAAATACGCAACGCAAGCAGTTATGGTGTAATTTAATTTAACTCTAGTTGTTGTTTTACCCAAGACTTCAAGCTCCATATAGGGCGAGTCTGGAATAACAATAATTGCTGGAACGATTGGTGCTTCAGGAACTGAATCGTAAATATTGGCGCTGATACCAGATAGGGCAGTTTTAAGAGCGCCTCTAACATCTGTGGCAATTGTGCTGGCTGGCATTAGCCCACCATAGTTTCAACATCAAGATAAGGCCCTAGTAAGCCAGTTACCTTGGCAAGTAAATTCTTAGATAAGCGGTAAGGGGTAACGGCAAAATCTACGCCTTCTATTGATCCACCAGCTGCGGTTCTGGCTTGGAAGATTTCGACTGAGATAGCCAGAATTGCAGCTTCAGCATTGGCATTTCCGACATAGGTTGATAGTCCAGAGAGCGCAGCGTTTCCTGCTGGGATAACATTTTTTTCCAATATATCTGCATTGGTGATTGCGACTGTAAAGACATAATCTGAAATTTCGTCATCGGTTACTGTGTGTGTGCCATTAAATGGTGATCCGCAGCCAGTAATAATTACGGATTGGCCTTCTGTAAATTCTTGAATTGTTGCGGTTTCAAAGTAAGCGATATTATTTTCAAGCTTTACTTTGTTGATTTTGCTTTGAAAAGTGACCAGCATTGGAAGAACTAGGTTCTCTGAAGCATCGACAATATCGTTTAGATAAGCATCGTTATATAGGGATGACGAAACGCCAAGAATCGTCCTAAGCTCTGTGGCCGTAACTATTGTTGGCATCTCGTCATCCTTTCAAGCAGTTA